CTGAGACTTATCTGAGTACTTCTTAGGGATGCCGTACTTATATGGTTGGGTGCGTTTTGACACGTAGCAAATATAAGGAACGTACTAATAGGCGATTCAGACAGTGAGTCCACGGTCGATGTTACTGTACCCGAGCTGGACCTTGTAGTTGATGTGCTTGATGAACAGGTTTCTGTTCTCCATCGCTTTCTTGTATCGGGCGGGGGTGGTGAACGCCTCACGCACTAACCTCTGTCTGTACAGCGGATAGTTCCAGATTCTGTCCTTGTGGTTCCCTGAGACCAGGGTGTCTCTGATCTTGTAGTCCTTCTTCGCTTTGGCATCTCTGAGGATGACATCGCAGAACCATATCGGGTCACCCATAGAACTGAGTGTGAACGAACACTGGGGTGTTCTCTCCGACGTATGCATTGACCACATTGAACTCCATCCACTCGATGGCCTCCATGTCAGACATGCCCTCTTTGACGAATATCTCCACGCACTTATCGTAGTCATAGACCACGCACATGCCTTGCGGATTGATCCCGGCACTGATACCTATAATAGCATCGTCCAGACCGTCAGCGATCAGACACTCGTTATCCTTGATGAATTCCATTACTGCCATCACCCTGCGTCTTTGATGCTGTCGTAAAATGCTGGGTCGAGTTCTTTGATCGGTGCTAGGAAGTTCACCCGGCAGTATCTATTGATCTCCTGCTTCCTGGTCTTGCTGTTGGTCATGCACACCTCCTGTGCTTGATACGCTGCGTTCTGATGTAGCAGCTTGTCGATCTTCTCCCTGATCTTCTGATTGGTCTCGTAGCTCATGTGAATTGTATTTAGCGGCGATTGCCTGAACGATAATATTCATGTGTGCATCCACGGTGGCACCATACAGTATAGACTGGACGATGTTATCGACGTGGCCGACGGACTGACAAATATAATGACCCTCTTTGGTGAGAGCCACTACTAGACCAGACTCTTTCTCAGGCTTGGCGGAGGTCATCGCCCGCTCTAGGAACTTTGTGAATTTACTCATCTGAATTGAAGATATAGCCAGCCCTGATTACTACTGGGTTATTTGTGACTGCGGAACTCGGAGTCCCGTCCGTCCTCAGTCCCGAGCCCCTGCCTTAGCAGAGGGCTCTCCCGTTGTCAGGGACTTGGCAAAGTTACTACTTTTTTCTGACAAAGTCAAGTGCTTGCCGCCCAGAATATAGGGCAGGTGGACAGACAATCACGCTGTCCCTTTTTATGAAAACCGACTGAAGGTACAGATTCACCCGCTGGGACGCAAACGGGGGCCGCCCTGAAAAATTTCTGCGCCATGTTTGGGGTGGGGATTATATGTGACGCATGCCGGTTGGCCGGCCAGACCGAAACGGATCTCACAACCCAGCCCCGCTCAGCAATTGGTATGCACGCATAACTTTTGACGTTTTAGTATGCACGCATACCTTCTGCCTATTTAGTATGCACGCATAACACGTAGGGCCGACAGACGGAGCGCCCGGCAGAGTGCCCCGGAAGACTCGGACAATCCCCCCACCAACCACACACCACACCACACACTAACCCCACCGGGTTACGCATACTGCCAAAACTGGTACGGATAATCGCAAACCACATACGCTTGCTGTCAAAACCACTACACCTGCCATATCAGCGCAATAATACTAGTAGGTGCAGCGTCTTATATATGTACGGCCACAGAGACAGCGGTCTCACCGGTAACACAGGAGCGGCAGCGCCCTGTATAATCAAGCGCCCGTCAGGACGGCTACCAACCGGCGATGCATATGCGGACCTACCTTCAGCGCACAAAGCGCCTCGGGAATCGGAAAGTTGGCATACAAGGTAGCAGGGTCACTAAACCCTACAAGTGAATGCGATTCCATGCGCTAATAAATACATGGGCTGACCACACAGTAAGCGGTAAAGGGATGCCAACCGGAAGGGCGGCAACAACTCCAGAGCAAAGGTTCGGCACCATCACCATAGATGGAGGCCGTGAAGGTACGGGGCGCTAGACCCCAAAGGCGGAGCAATGGGACGCCGACCAACAAACAAACAAACACATCGATAGGTAGTGAGAGCTAGCTAGGTGCGTGTGTAGCAGGTGAATGCTGCACAATGCCGGTTCGATTCCGGCCCTATCGACTAAATCAAATACAAAGTAGCTATGCGGACTACACAAATCCTACGCATCGAAGGGCGCCACGAGATTATCGGCGTCTTCCTGAACGGAGTACTAATCAAAGAGATGCGCCGTCGCATCCTCGGCTAAACCCTGAGCCATGAGCGATCTACTCACCCAGAACGGAAAACTCAAGAAGACGTCCAAGGAAATGGGCGTGCGAGTCTTCAACTTCGGCATCCCGGCATTCAATGACCCGGACACCGGCAAGCGGACCTGCCCATTCGCAGGCGAGTGCGCCAAGTTCTGCTACGCACGCAAGGGTGCGTACACATGGAGCAACGTCAAGCCTGCCTTCGTCCGAAGGTACAAAGCCACCAAGCAGGACGATTTCGTGACGGTCATGGTGGCCGAGATCAAGCGCCGGAAGGTACAATTCCTCCGGGTGCATGACAGCGGAGACTACTACAGCCCTGCATACATCGACAAATGGCTAGCCATCGCAGCAGCGCTGCCGGACGTGAACTTCTACAGCTACACCAAGTCCATCCCGCTGTGGAAAGGCAAAGCCATCCCGGCCAACATGGACATCATCTTCAGCGAGGGCAGCACGGTGGATCATCTCATCGATACGGATGCTGACCGACACAGCCGGATATTCGAAAGCAAGCAGCAACTACTTGATGCGGGCTACATCGACGCAAGCAAGAACGACCTTATGGCAACTCGTTGGTTCAACGAGTCCAACAAGATCGGATTGATCATACACTAAACCCCAACGTCAATGGCACGACCAACCAAAGACAGACTCCCCAAGAAGGAGTACTTCCGCCAACGTCTCGCAGAGTGCGAGGCCCAAGGCAACACACGCAAAGCGGACTACTTCCGCCAACGTCTCGAATCACTCATCGAGTGCGCAATAGACTTCAAGTCTAGCACGGGGACTTATTGGTTCACCGACATGATGACCTTCAACGACGAAGGACATCTCCAATCCTTCCTGCACCGTAAGATGCAAGAGGGCCACAAGGAAGTAGGTATTCATTTCAAAGAAGACTGACATGGCGAAAGCAAAGCAGGACATCTACAAAGTCATCACCGAGCGGGTGATCGACGGGCTCAAGACCAAGGGCCTCAATTGGTTCAAACCTTGGAACGCAGGGACGGGAGACCTGCAGAGCATCCTCCCGATCAACAACACCACAGGCCGAGCCTACAAGGGCTTCAATGTCTTTTGGCTCAGCTGTGAGATGGAGGCCAACGGCTACCAACACAACGAGTGGCTGACGTACAAGCAAGCCGAGAAGATCGGCGGCCAGGTACGCAAGGGCAGTAAGGGTACACAGGTAGTGTATTGGAACATCTGCTTCGTCGATGAGAACGGCAAGTTCTACCGCAACGCCGAGGCTGTCAAGAAAGCACGGCTGTCACTTGGGGATGTCAAGAAGATATTCTCACCACGCTTGCACACGGTGTTCAACATCGGGCAATGTGACAACGTCGAGCCACGACGCAAACCGCAGGCCCCGGTCGAGCCAAGCGAGTTCAACCCGCTAGAGATGGCGGAGTCAGTGTACCGGGATCTGTACCCCAAGGACAAGCGTCCGGCACTAGATCACGGAGGTGATCGTGCCTACTATTCACCGGTCATGCACAAGGTGCAGATGCCCAAGCCCGACACCTTCAAGGGTGCGGACTACTACTACCACACGCTGTTCCACGAACTGATCCACAGCACCGGGCACAAGGACATCCTCAACCGCCTGTCCGATGTGGCTGCCTTCGGCAGCAAGGACTATAGTAAGGAGGAACTGGTGGCTGAGATCGGAGCGCAGTTCCTGTCCGGCATCATGGGTGTGCAATGCAACCAAGCCAACAGCCAAGCCTACATCAACGGATGGATCACCAAGCTGTCCAACAATCCCAAGTGGGTGATCGGTGCAAGCACGCACGCTCAGAAAGCAGTCGAATTTATCTTGGGGGAGGCGCAATAAGCGCCCCCTCTCCCCGTTATAGTATTGAATCCTAAAACCCCCTGAATCATGACCAAAGCGGAACTGATCAAAGCCCTTGAAGGCTTGAACGACGATGACCAAGTCGTAGTAGAAGTACACGACACCGTGCTGAATGAAGGCTTGTACAACATCGAAGTAGACTACATCGAAGTGAACGAAGTCCACACCGAAATCCGGATCTGTCCAATCAATCTCTAAAACCCCTAGTAGCATGGAAACTACACCCCAAACCCCTCAACAGCAAGACACCTTCAAGACTATCGTCGACAAGGGTGCAATCTCTGACCTGCTCTCCTTCCTCGGGCGAGTATTCGGCAACAGCGAACTCATCGCAGCTGCGAAAATTGAGTTGTCGCTTATGCAGGACGCCTACATCAAGGCCACCGAACAGAAAGCCGAGGCCAAGGACGGGCTGAACCTGAGCAGCCCCGAGGCATTCAAGGCCGTGCGGTACGCCGTTGAACTTAGCAGCTTTTATGTGGATGATATCACCCTCAAGCAACCCGAGGTGGATATGGTCCTCCATGACAACAACGTGATCGAAGTCAAGAGCGCTTACGGTGATGCCGAGGTAGACCTGTACGGTGAGAACGCTGTCCGTCTCACGGAGGCGGTGATCGATGCGCTGCAAGAATTGGAGAAGTCTAACAAGCAAACCCCTGAGTCATGAAGACTGAAGTCATCACCTACCGCACACCCAGCACCCTGAAAAGCCGATACGACCAATACCGCTACCTGTTCAATGACGGTAACGGCAACGACGAACGCACAGGCCAACCCCTTATGACCTTTGAGGAATGGCTCGAAAACTCCTAAACCCAAACCCTGAAACCCCTGAGTCATGAAGTGCGAAACCTGTGACGGCTCCGGCCTAATTGTGACAGCAGTGAAGTCTGTTCTTTCGTTTTACTGCCACCCTACCATCGATGATGGTACTGAACTAATAGAAACTTGCGACGAGTGTCGCTCAAAAACCCCTGAATCGTGAGCAAAGCAAAGCAAACCACCCCGATGACCTTCTCTGAGTTGGTCGATGAAACCGTAGAATACTACACCAACAACCCCCGTTCGAGAGCCGTATACAACGGCCCTTGCGTGTACGCAGGGCCGAACGGTGAACGATGTGCAGCGGCACGTCTGTGCGACGAGTCACGCACTCAATTTATTGACATGGAGGGTGGTATATGGAGCAGCGTACAAAGGTGGGCTGCCCTCAAGCCTGAGTACGCACACTTTAGCGTGGAGCAAATCGATGCCCTGCAACACCTGCACGATTATGATGGAAATTGGCTCAAGCCTGACGGTGAGAGAGGTACTGAAGGTCTGAGTAAAGAAGGCAAGCACGCCGTTGAATTTATCAAGGAAAATTACCCAAACCCTGAAACCCCCTGAGTCATGAACAAGTTCGATTGGGTTAACAACCAACTGAAGATGAATCACGGTTCATTTCACACCGCCATGCTTCGGGCATGGTGCAAAGCCTCGCCTGATAACAAAGCACGGCTCGAAGAGTCATTCCCTGAATTCTTCAAATTCGATCAGTCATGAAACCATTTGAAGCAAACGACCTCATTGCAGAGTTTATGGGCTGCGATCCATTGTACGCTGAGAGATACCACCTCTTTTGGGATGCCCTGATGCCTGTCATCACCAAGCTGAAAAGCATTGATGCTGATTGGGTTGATCAAGAAGCACAGCACATCATAGATGACATTGACGATGCGCTGACCTGCTGTTGGGGCATTGATGAGGTACACCGATACACGGTGGAGGCCATTATGAATTACAACGAATACAAGTCATGAAACTACTCCTCTCGCACGGACGCACCCACCCAACCGAGGAGTTGAAGGGGTGGGGCCCTAGCGGACAGCCCATCGATCACATCAACTCCGCACACTTCACACCAACACACCTCGTGCTTGAACGTAACTATCAGCCGCCGATCATGCTCCGCATCGTTGATGACCTAGTGGTCGGGCCGGACGGTATGTTCTACGGTGACCTCGAGTTCCAGGACGATGAGAATTTGTGTCAAGGTCAGCTGATGGTGACCACCTGTGACCGCAAGCAGTTGTGTGGCTATGTCCACATCACCTACCTGACAACCTTCAGTTGCGACATCGACATCGACAACCTGCCGGATCTCTTTCCGAACGGTTCAATCCGAGAAGTACATCGATAACCCCCTAAAACTATCACTATGGGATTCTTCAGTTGGAAAACACAAGACACCGATCGCAGTATCGCAAACCGGTACTCTCGCCGAAAGACCTTCACCGTCATCATGACCGATGACAGAGGCAACTGCTACAAGGAACAGAACTACGAAGGCTACGGAGTCTTCGGGGGCAAGGACTACTATGTCCTGCTTGATGAGATGAACGGAGGTGTCGGTGACCGAAACGCTGGGATCGAACTGGCCTTCAGTGACAAGGAGTACATCTCACCCAGCTTGTCTCAGTGCGGTGACTACTATGATGGTAAGGCGCCCGATGATTGTCTCGACCAAGGATTCTTTTACGAGGATTGATATGGCGTACAAAGTAATCTACATCGAGAACGGCAAGCGCCATGACAACAACCTGATCATCGAGCGCAGACCTGTGGGTCACGTCAAATTCTTTGAAGCCTACCCCGCTTGCAAGAAAGGCCCCTACTTCGCCAAGTTTAACTGCGACATTGTCTACGAAAAAGTAAACCAAGAGTCTGATGAATAAAGCAAAGCAAGCAATCTGCAAAGCCCTAGACGGACACAGCGTCCGCATCGGGGGCTCTAGTGCGACAGCACTACTTATGTACGGGCCCTTCCACGGCATGGTTGTGCGAGTACATCAAGACGGACAGCACACCAAGTATTTCTTTGACCCCGCTATCGACAGCGAGATGCGGGCGTGTAAGCAACTAGTTCAATTAATCCTAAATACGTAACCACAATGGGACGCACTAAAGACCTGCGGGATAACATCCCGCTCAGCCCCGGATCATTCGGGTCAATGGAAGAGTTCGCAGATGCCATCGGATGGGATCTGGGTAAGCCTGCTCCCCAAGAGCCAATCACTAGCAATTCCCTGTTCATGGAATTTGTGGATGACCTAGCCACTCAGTTGACTGAGATCATTCATCCCTCACCATGGGTAGAGGACGCACACGGCACACTTATCTTGACAGATAAGGCCCAAGACACCTACATCAGCGTGTACGAGGAGATCGAAATCAAGTTGGAACATTTGTTGAACGAATTAAATCGCTAACATGAGCAAGTCTTTAACGGTCGGCATTGAGATCCGACTCACCGACGAGCTGCCTATAGTAAACGGCAGCCCCTGTGCTGCGCTTCAAGTTCTTGAGGAACTGAAGCGTGGAATCCACGACCGCAGTGAATACTTTCACAAAGGACGTGAAGGAATGTCCCCTCTCACCACGTCACTAGACACGGTGCTGCAGGAAGTAACTAACCTGATCGATGCACACATCGACTCGATCAAAAAGAACGCAAAGGTATGAGTGGTTTATCGTACTTCATGGGAGGTGGCAGCAGTCTGACCATTACCTACACCCACGGATTCACCCTCTTTGGATACTTCGTGACGTCACCATTTGACGGATCGTTCATGAAGACAATCTATGAGTTTGCAGTAGAGTGCTACGACGATCTAGATGAGCGAGCATTCTACATCCAGGGCGAGCAAGACCAGCGCAAGATGTGTTTGAACTGACCAATGTTCATAACTCGTTTTGCAAACAGAGTGAATAAGTCCTAGATTTGTTCACGGATTCAATCCACAATAATTCAATTCACTATGCAGGAATTCAGCAACGGTGTCAAGTACACCACTAACTACGGTATGTTCAAGCTGGACATCCGAAACCGAGACGTCAAGAAGTCTAAGGTTGACCTCATCATCGAGGGCGTAAAGAGGTATGGGAAGATTATCCAGCCTATCACCATCGATATTCAGGGAGTAGTAATCGACGGGCAGCATCGTCTGTCTGCAGCTCAGACTCTCGGCATTGAAGTTCCATACGTTGTAAGCGATGGACTCTTCGATCCGCAGCAAGTCCTAGTCATGAACACCTACGGTTCACAATGGACTCAGAAGGATCACGTCAAACACTTCGCCGTCCAAGGCAATCCCAACTATCAGAAGTTGTCCGACCTGATTAAGCAGGTCGAGGACAATGGTATGCAGATCTCCTTGAGGAGTTTACAAAGTCTTGCTCAAGGCCACATGGGTGTGGACTCAAGGCTTGGCAACAACGCATCAATCAGGAGCGGCGGATGGAGGTTCCGAGAGGACCCGAAGTGGTGCCTCCATGTCTTGGATCAACTGAAACACGTTGAGACACTGACCCCTATCATCAAGAGTGGCCGCTTCCTCCTCTGCCTGAGCAACCTGATGAGGACTCAGAAAGCATTCGATCCGAAGCGTTTGATGCAGCAGATCAACAAGTTCCCCGAAGAAGTCAAGAAAACACGTAGCACGCTCGATTGCTACCGCAACATCGAGGACGTGTACAACTTCTACAAGTTCGACAAGAATCGTTTAATCTTTAACTACGAGAATCTATGAGCATCGTAAAGACATTGAGCAAGATCCAAGCAGAGCTCAAAGCTCCCAAGGGCCAACGCAATACGTTTGGCAAGTACAATTACCGCAGCGCCGAGGATATCCTTGAGGCTGTGAAACCTCTGACCGCAAAGAATGGTCTCATCTTGACGCTGTCGGATGAGATGGAGTTGATCGGGGACCGCATCTATGTCAAAGCCACAGCCCGACTCACCAACGGTGAGCAGGAGGTGGTCACTGTAGCCTTCGCTCGAGAGGAGGCTAGCAAGAAGGGCATGGATGCATCCCAGGTCACAGGTGCGGCATCAAGCTACGCTCGTAAGTATGCGCTCAACGGTTTGTTCTGCATCGACGACAACAAGGACAGCGATGCAACCAACACCCACGGCAAGGCAGAACCAAAGCCTGCAGCTAAGAAGCCAGCAGCCAAGAAGCCTGCGGCTAAGAAGGCAGCGCCAATCGATCTGTTTGAGAAGTCCCTTGAGCACATCGGTGCATCTAAGGACCAAGTTGCCGCAGCGAAAGCTGTCCTCAACAAGTACGCTGATGAGTTTACTTCCGATCAGCGCAAGCAGCTGGAGCAGATCGCTAGCCTAGCTAAGACCCTTAGCTAATGGAATTAGCACTGAAGATCAGCCAGGAGTACGGGAAGGGATACCTCTCGTACTCCTCTATCAAACTAGCGCTCCAGGACATGAAGCTCTTCGAGATGAAGATGCGTGACCAGCTGAAGTTTGAGACCCCCGCCCTTTCGTTCGGCAAGCTCTACGATTGCATGCTGCTGACCCCTGAAGATTTCGATACTCAGTTCGTCATCCTCGATGATGATGAGATCTGCAAAGAGATCGGTGGCAAAGCACCCAAGCGCACCAAGGCTTATGCTGAATGGCTAGAAGGCATCAACGATGGGAGGCACCTTGTCTCGAAAGAGGATGTCAAGAAAGCTGAGGAGATGATCGTCCGATTGAAGGTGACGGGCGTGCATGAGATCGCTCTCCAGGGCGACAAGCAATACGAGTTCAACGATTTCATCGGCGAGGTTCCGGTGCGTGGATTCCTTGATGTCCTGGGCGATGGTTATATCACCGACAGCAAGACAACCCAGAAGCTGGACAAGTTCAAGTGGTCGGTCCGTGACTTCGGTTACGACATCCAAGCGTACATGTACAGCGAGGTGACCGGCATCAAAGACTTCCGATGGGTGGCCCAGGAGAAAGCGTACCCATTTGCAGTCGGCCTGTACTATGCTAGCGAAGAGACGCTAGAGTTCGGCAAGAAGAAGTTCGACAAAGCCGTGCAACGAATTAAGGAATACCTAGAAGAAGGTATCCCGCATGACGAATACTATCACACTGAAGTAATATGATAAAAGAAGTAGCAGACCTGACCGGGGCGGACACACACACAGCTAGCTTGCTAGCCGTTCGGTACCTGGTAAAAGAAACCGACATGAGCTACCAGCAGGTAGCCAACAAGACCGGGATTGATCGTGACCCACTCTTTGCGATGTGGTTGACATCTAACAATCGCTGGTACATAAAGTCTTTCCGGGACATGTACGCACAAGTCGTGTCTCATTTTTCAAATCCCCAAACTTAAAGCTATGGGAGCAATCATCAGTGGCTCAATCAACTTGAGCAAACTCAACAAGGATCGCCTGTACAAAGGCAAGGACGGCAGCACGTATTACAACTTTGACTGCTACATTAACGATGAGACCGGCAAGTACGGTCACAACGTGTCACTGGCAGACCACCAGGACAAGGAGGAACGTGAGAAGAAGACCCCTCGCAACTACACCGGCAATGGCCGTGTGGTCTGGACCGATGGCAACATCGTTGTCGCAGAAAAGATGGAGCAGCAAGAGGCTGCTGCTTCTACGGAGGAAGATGACCTACCGTTCTAGATCGGGATGGGGTGTTTAGCACCCCACCCTCCTGCCCCTGTAGTTCAACGGATAGAACAGCGGTTTCCTAAACCGTCGATCCAAGTTCGATTCTTGGTGGGGGTACAAAACTTTACACATCAAACCAATAGAGAGATGAAACAGATAAGATCATGGTGGCGCAAGTTCCTGCGCCGAGACACCATCTACGTGGTGACTCACATAGTAGGGGGAAAGAGATACGTTGTTCTAGCTTGTCACGATGAGATGGAAGCGTTGGAATACGCAGAGAGGTTGACGGAGTTTGATGGTAGTACCTTTACCGTAGATAAAACGGAGCTAATATGAGCTATGATCAAATCAACCCGGACCACTACAAGAAGTTTGGTACGGAGGTGTGGCAACAGATGATTGCGTTGTACGGTGCTGAGAAGTACCTTGCGTTCTGCGAATTAAACGCATTCAAATACCGCATGAGAGCAGGGTTGAAACCTGGGCAGCCTGCACAACAGGATATTGAGAAGGCTCTGTGGTATGAAGAGCAAATTAAATCCCTGATAGGTAAAGGGAAGCAACGAGGTTAAATGCCTTGCCGATGTGGTGAAATTGGTAGACACGCTAGACTTAGGATCTAGTGCTTCACAGCGTGGGGGTTCGAGTCCCTTCATCGGCACGAAGTTTTATCAATAACCGACTCTGGTTAACGTAGACTACTTCAGATTTTTGGTTCTAGGAGTGGGGAGTACAACGGTATCCCCACACCTTATTTAAACATCCGAGGGGGGTAGCAATGTCGTTCCACCTCCCTCACTTGCTCCCGTAGCTCAGCCGGATAGAGCATCTGCCTTCTAAGCAGACGGCCACTGGTTCGAATCCAGTCGGGAGTACCAAGGCTAAAGTGACCCGCCTAAAAGTGGTTGCATATCAGTAATCCCGATGTTGGGATTCTGGGTGATTAGGAATGCCCCCGTGGGTGGGAACCTGCGGGGGTTTTTATTACAGTAGCACTATGAAAAAATTTATCACCAGCGTCATGCTGATGGCATCCCTATCGATGATGTCTCAGGATGCTATGTTCTTGTTCAGTGAAGCCTGTCGGTACGACAAGGCGAACAACAGATCTTGCTTCGACAACAGTGGGCAGGTCTTGCTCTATGGCAAAGAGGTTATCGTGGAGTTTGACGAGGGTGCCATCTTTATGTTTGAGATCGTTGAAGTCATCGCACGAAACACCGATCAAGAAACAGGATACACCTACACTGATTACAGGATAGTCTCATCTGAGGTTGGTCCACACACCCCATTTGTCCTCCAAGTATTCGATGCTGGATTGGTGCAGATTGGATACAGAGATGGATCATTCACACAATACCGACCATGACAGAGCATACCGATACCCGTGAGAAGCTGATCTACAAGATCAAGGAAGAGTACCTAGAGCTGGTGCAGATGGATGATGAGGACACCCGTAAGCGGGAGTTCGTGGAGATGAGAGCAGCCCTCATGAATAACATGATGAGGGTATGCCAGGACAATGAGGTGGCAGCTCAGTGGGGCAAGCATCGCACCACAACGTATCACGCCAGGAAGAGTCACACTATGTATTGGCGAAGTTCACCACTCTACAGGAATTGCTACATCATAGCAGAGCAGCTAGTCGATAAGCATAGCCTAGACCTGCTGAGTACCACCAACAAGCGTATGGGCAGGGGCGGCAGGAGTGACGTGCTCACCACAAGGAATACACTACAAAACGAATTGATGACCTTGAGACTGGAAGCCGACGAGCTTACAGATGAAATAGATAGGCTGATGCGAGAGCGTGATCGGATCAGAACCAGGATCAATATACTTGATGGAGGACAGCTGCAATGATTACGATTTACAAGTCCGTATACGAGACTGAGAAACCCAACTACATATCATTAGACAAGGCCCTGGAGAGAATCAAGTCTGGGCAGCAGCTGGAGCGTATCAATGACATACGTAACGGCGACCGTGATCAGAAGATCAAGCTGCCCATCGTTCTCTTCAGTGGTAAGTTCGCTAGCCGCAAGGACGAAGACCTGCGCCAGCACAGCGGCTTTATCGTCCTAGACTTTGATCACATCAACGTACCTGAATCTAAGAAGGTACTAGCTACAGACAAATACGTACATGCATGCTGGGTGTCACCATCGGGCGATGGACTCAAGGCCCTGGTGCGTGTAACCAATCCCGACAAACATCGTGAACACTTCCGTGCCCTCTGCGAATACTTCGATAGTCAGTACGGGCTGGAGGTAGATCCCAGCGGCATCAACGAGAGCCGTGCGTGCTTTGAATCATACGACCCAGAGCTCGTGCAGAACGGAAGCTCCGAGAAGTTTGGGGGCATGGCTTTTGAAAAGACCACCGAGCAGGTAGCTAGCATAGGTACAGACACAGATTACTCGAAGCTATACCTGGCTGCATGCATGATCAGGAAGGCTCAGGATGGAGAGAAGCATACCGCCTTGCTCAAGGCATCTATCTTGATGGGTGGATACATCGCAGCAGGTAGGGTAGAGGAGGAGGAAGCCCTGCGTGTCCTGGAGAGGGAGATTTCCCGCAAGGATATCGACAGCCTCGACCGAGCCATGAAGACGGTGTACGATGGTATCGAGCAGGGTAAGAGAGCGCCTATTGGAGAGACAGTACAGGCAGAGGACGCAGCTCGAAGAGAGCTGCTCCTTAACGACGGTGACATGTCCTTCATGTCTAGCGATAAGGATGACCTCGAGTGGATACTGAGCTTCAAGCGTGGAGAGTTTGAGCTTGGCCTGACTACAGGCAACACGCTGTTGGATCGCAACTTCAGATACAAGAGGGAGTACACTATGATCAGCGGGCACAGCTCTATCGGTAAGACCACCTTCATGATCTACCTGATGGTAGGTGCTGCGATCAATCACGATTGGAGGTGGATCATATACAGCGCTGAGAACAACACAGCGTCCATCAAGATGCGTATCATGCAGTTCGCTACAGGTAAGGCGCTAGGTGAGATGACCATTCACGAGATTAGTGCCTACATGCGCTGGGTTAGTGATCACTTCGTGGTGAT